GTCCGATCTTGATGTTCGTTCGAGCGCCGCACTATCACGAGCGGTTTAAGTTCTTTGACGTCGGGCAAAAGGTCGTCAACGAAGTAATGGAAAAGAACCTCGTCGAGGCTTACGAATTGGCGTTTTCGACGACAAGATGATCAAAATGATAGCAAAACAGCCCCCCCACCCTTCAAAAGGTACTTACTTGGGGGCCGCCGGTCGCGGGTAATTCGAACCCCGACACGACTCTAGAGACAAAATTCCTAAGTTTTGGACAGGAACCATCTCCGATGCCATCCGACGGCAACGAACCGTTATCTTTGCGCAAATATGCCTTGCATCGCAAATGCGAGCCTAATGCGGTCAAAAACGCGATAGAGACGGGAAGATTGCACAAATCTGTACGAAAAAACGGTACAACCTACTTAATCGACGCTAATTTAGCCGACATTGAATGGGCCGAAAACACGAACAGCTTCAACGGGTATGGCTCGCATCAATCGCAAGTCGACGCGGCGGATGATGAAAACGAGCCGGACGACGGTGAGGTTAAAATTCCTAGCTTTGGCGTAAGCCGAGCAAAGCGGGAATATCATCAGGCGGCGCTTGTCGAGTTAGAGCACGCCGAACTGGCTGGAAATCTGGTGCCGACCGACAAAGTTCGGAAAGATGGGTATCGTTTGGCGCGCCTTACACGCGACGCGATGCTGAACATTGCCGATCGATGCTCCGCTGATTTAGCGGCGGAATTAGACCCTTTCGAGGTGCATAAGCGCCTAACACATGAAATTCGACAAGCTCTCGAATCCTTGTCAACGGTGATCAATGACGGACCGGACCTTTCAGACAGCCTTCAGTGAAGGTTTGAGGCCGGACCCTGATTTCACCGTCTCATCATGGGCCGACGAACATCGGTTCTTGTCTCAAAAAGCCTCGGCCGAACCTGGCCGGTGGCGCACTGATCGGACGCCATACTTGCGCGAGATCATGGACTCGCTGTCACCGTCCTCCCCGGTGCAGCGGGTCGTCTTTATGGCCGGAGCGCAGGTCGGTAAATCGGAATCGGGCAACAACTGGCTCGGTTTTATTATCGATCATGCGCCAGGGCCGACGCTCTTAGTGCAGCCAACGGTCGACACGGCGGTTCGGTTTTCGAAGCAACGGCTTGCGCCGATGATTGAGGAAACCCCTCGGCTGAAGGACCGGATCGCACCGGCTCGATCGCGGGACAGTGGCAACACCGTTCAGGTCAAAGAATTTCAAGGTGGCACGCTTGTGATCACCGGCGCGAATAGCGCGGTCGCCTTGCGATCGATGCCAGCGCGTTATCTGTTTTTGGATGAGGTCGACGCCTACCCGTCAGATGTTGACGGCGAAGGCGACCCGATCGGTTTGGCGGAAAAACGAACGACAACCTTCGCGCGCCGCAAAATCTACCTATGCTCGACCCCGACGATCAAGGAAACGTCTCGGATTGAGCGCGAATACAATGCCAGCGATCAGCGCCGGTTTTTTGTGCCGTGTCCCGATTGCGGTCACATGCAATATTTGAAATGGGCCAATTTCAAATGGAGCGACAATGATCCGGCTTCGGTTCAATACGCGTGCGAGGATTGCGGCGTCCTGATCGACGAGCGGCACAAACACACGATGTTGCCAGGCGGTGAATGGCGGCCGACGGCGATCAGTGACGGCAGGACGATCGGGTTTCACCTTCCGAGCTTCTATTCTCCGCTCGGCTGGAAATCATGGACCGACATCGTGCGAGAGTTCTTGGACGCGCGGCACGATCCGAGCCTGTTAAAAACGTTTGTTAACACGGTTTTGGGCGAAACCTGGGAAGAAGAATATTCGGCCAAGCTTGGGGCCGAGGACTTGCGCAAGCGGGTCGAGTTTTACGAGCCTGGCGTCATTCCTGAAAAGGGTTTGCTGGTCACGGCTGGGGTCGACGTCCAGGACAACCGCCTAGCGGTCGTTTTAAGGGCTTGGGGGCGCGGCGAAGAGTCTTGGCTTATCAGCCATGAGGAAATTTACGGAGACCCGTCACAACCCGCGCTATGGGCGCAGCTTGACGCTATCCTCGAACGCGGCGTCGCGCATGAGTTCGCCGAACCGTTGCCAATCTCGGCAATGGCGATCGATTCTGGCGGCCATTTTACGCATGAGGTTTATGCCTATTGTCGTGACCGTAAGGCGAAGGGCGTGATTGCGATCAAAGGCCAATCGCAAAAAGGCAAGCCAGCGATCGGAAAGGCGACGAAAGTCGACCTAAATTATCGCGGCAAAGTGATGAAATCAGGAGCCGAGCTTTATCCGGTCGGCTCCGATACGATCAAATCGACAATCTACGGGCGCTTAAAAATGTCCGAAGAGGGGCCGGGCGCTTATCATTTCAGCGGCGACACGACGGACGAATATTTCAACCAGCTCACCGCTGAAAAACAGATCACACGTTATGTTAAGGGCTTTCCGATCCGCGACTGGATCAAGAAATCAGGCGCACGTAACGAAGCGCTGGACTGCGAAGTCTATGCCTATGCGGCGCTTCAATGGCTTTTCATGCGCTACAACCGCAAGACGATCTGGGATCAATTCGAAAACCGTTTGACGATCGCGAAACCGAGCGAACCGCTGCCGATCGGCGCGCAACCTCGGATCGTGTCGCCATCACCTCCCCGCCGACCAGCACGACCTCGCCAGCCTAATTTCGTGACGGGATTCTTTTAATGTTTGCACCGAAAATCTTCACGCAAGGCGACTCGGTGACTTTTAACGTCACGGATTCGCAAGACCGGACGAGCAGCGCTTACACGCTCACGTTCTCCTTGCGTGGCACCAATTCAGCCACGGCGACGGGCGTGGCGGCTGGTAATGGCTGGGCCGTTACATTGACGCCAGATCAGACGGCAACGCTTGTAGCGGGGCTTTATTTCTATTCGATCGTCATCGCTAAGACCGGTGAACGCTGGACGCTCGAATCCGGCGAGCTGACGGTCGCGGCTGACGTGTCGGCGCAATCGGCTGGATATGATGGCCGGACACAGTCCGAAATTGACCTTGCGGCGGTTCGCGCTGAAATTCGGGCGCGAATTAGCGGCAATCTGACGTGGCAATACATGATCGGCAACCGCGAGCTTCGCAAAGAAGAGACGCCGAACCTATTGGCGCTTGAGCGTAAGCTTAAAGCCGACGTTATGCGCGAAACAATGGCGCGCAAGATCGCGCTCGGCATCGGGACGCCTAAAAACGTCCTCGTTCGCTTCGGGAATATCTAAATGGGCATTATTGATCGCATTTTCGGCCGTCCAGCCAAGGCGGTAAAACGTGCCGTTCGGCAATATAAGGGCGCTATGACCAGCCGTTTAGCGGCTGGCTGGGTCGTCAAATACACTTCGGCTGATGCTGAAATCTACACGTCGATCCTCGGCTTGCGCAGCCGGTCGCGTGAATTGGTACGTGACAATGATTACGCAAAATCGGCGCTTCGGACGATCGTCAACAACGTGATCGGATCCGGCATCACGTTGCACCCGCAAGTTAAACAACGGCGCGGTGATAAACTCGACGATCGGACGAACCGCCAAATTCGTGATGCCTGGGAACAGTGGTGTCGCAAAGATAATTGCCATGCTTCAGGATTGCTTTCGTTCTCCGATCTTGAACGCTTAATCATCCGGTCAACGGCAGAATCCGGCGAGGTTTTCGTTCGCATTTTGCGCCAGCAATTCGGCGGATCGAAGATTCCGCTCGCGCTTGAAGTGATCGAAGCCGATCAGGTCGATCACAATTACAACGTCGGCGCATTGCCAAATGGCGGATCGATCCGCATGGGTATTGAGCGCGATCGATGGCACCGACCGATCGCTTTCTATTTTGTAACCGCTCACCCTGGCGATTTGATGATGGGTGCCGGAAATTATGAACGTATCAAGGTTCCTGCCAACGAAATCATTCATGTCTATTTGACCGAACGGCCAGGCCAAACACGCGGCGTGCCTTGGTTCCATACGGCGATTTTGAGGATGATCCACCTCGGCGGGTATGAGGAAGCCGAAATTGTTCGCGCACGCGGCGAAGCGGCGATCATGGGCTTTATCGAGTCGCCAGAACTCGACGCACTGACCGACGGCGAAATCGACGACAACCGCGTTACTGATATGGACCCCGGCACAATCAAGCACCTATCGCCAGGCGAGACCTTCACGGCGCACGTTCCAAACCGTGCCGGTGGCGCGTTCGACCCGTTTGTTCGTGCTATGCTTCGCGGCATCGCGGCGGGCATCGGCGTTTCATACGAGGCGATGTCGAAAGATTATTCGCAGTCGAACTACTCATCGTCGCGTTTGGCCTTGCTTGAGGATCGCGACCAGTGGCGGATTTTGCAGTCGTGGATTATCGAGAATTTTCACGAGCGCGTTTATGAGACCTGGCTCGATATGGCGGTTTTGTCCGGCACGCTGGCCTTGACCGGCTATGAACAGATGCCGGGCCTGTATCAAGCCGCACGGTTCAAACCGCGTGGTTGGTCGTGGGTCGACCCTGAAAAGGAAATTGCGGCAGCGAAAGCGGCGCTTCGGATCGGCGTCACGACCCGTACCGACATCATCTCGGAGCAAGGCGGCGACATCAACGATTTGATGGCAACGCTGGAGCTTGAAAAAGTACAGGCCGACTCTCTGGGCCTGGTATTTGATAGCGACGCTTCAGAGGTGAACGGATCAGGTGCTAGCCAGGTCGTTTACCCCGTGAAAAACTCGGACACAACAAACGGCGCTTAAACGGCGTTAATTTGCTCAATCATAGGTGAAATATGGATAATCTAGAACCGCAAGGTCTGGAGACGGAAACGCATGTCACGCGCTCCGGTCTTAAAATCGGTGCACAAAAACGCACCTTGTCGTTTGAACGTGCCGTTATCAATCCCGATACGCGCACGCTTTCACTATCTTTTTCGAGCGAGCTTCCGGTCGAACGCTGGTTCGGGTCAGAAATCTTATCGCATGATCCGAACGCCGTCGATCTAACACGGCTTAACGACGGCGCGCCGCTCTTGTTCAACCATAACGCCGATGCCGTCATTGGCGTCGTCGAAAGCGCGGCCATCAGTAACGGTCGCGGTTTGGCGCAAGTTCGTTTCGCCCAGTCCGCCGATGCGCTCGAAATGCAGCAGCTCGTCGACGACGGCATCATTCGAAACGTTAGCTTCGGATATCAAATTAACGAAATGACGGAGACTGCACCGGGCGAATTTACCGCCACGGATTGGACTCCCTACGAAATCTCTCTGGTCTCAATCCCCGCTGATCCGACCGTCGGTGTCGGAAGGTCGGACGACCAGACAGAAACCCCGGAAACGATTGTTCTTCGGGCTTCCACGGCGATTGAGGCCGCACCTACCCCAACCCCTACCCCTACAAAGGAAATTCCTATGGACACCACTGTCGAAATTTCGGCGGCGGCAAACAATGCCGTCGAATCCGAGCGTGCTCGTATAAAAGCCATTCGCTCCCTTGGAGCTAAACACAACATGAACGATCTGGCCGAAAGCCTGATCGATAGCGGTCGTTCGATCGATGACGCTCGTTCTGCCGTCCTTGAAAAGATTGGTGCGACGCAGCAGCCAATCGACCAGAACTCCGGCAACGTCGATATGAGCGAACGCCAGCATCGCGAATATTCGGTCGTTCGTGCTATCAACGCTATGTTGACGAACGACTGGAAGAACGCCGGTTTCGAACGCGAAATCTCGGCAGAGCTTGCCAAGAAGTCGGGCAAAGATACCAACGGTTTCTTCATGCCGTTAAATCTACGTTCGGCTTACGCTACCGGTGCAGCCAGCACGGGCGGCAACATCGTTGCCACCAACTTGCTTGCGGGTTCGTTCATCGATGCGCTTTACAACAAAGCGCAGATTTTGAACCTTGGGCCAACCCTGTTGACCGGCTTGGTCGGCAATGTTGCCATTCCTCGCCAGAACAGCCAGACGGCAACCTATTGGGTCGCTGAAAATTCGGCTATCACCGAAGCAGAAGCCACCTTCGATCAGGTTACGCTTTCGGCTAAACAGCTCGGCGCTCGCTCGCAGTATTCGCGTTTGATGCTTCAGCAGTCGACACCGGATATCGAAATGGTCGTTCGTAACGACCTGGCTCGCGTGATGGCTCTCGGCCTTGATGCGGCAGCGATTTATGGCACCGGTACAAGCGGCCAGCCTACCGGCATCTTGAACCAGACCGGAATCGGTTCAGTGGCAATGGGTACAAACGGCGCAGCGTTTGCGAACGGCTCGACCTCCTCGCCTTCTGGCCTCGATCAGGTCATCCAGCTTGAGCGCGCCGTCGACGTGGCGAACGCTCTCGATGGTTCGCTCTACTACCTCGCCAACGCTAAGGTCGTTTCTGCGCTTAAGCAGATCAAGAACAGCTATGGCGAATATCTCTGGCAGATGACCGACGACGACACGACCGCCGGAACGCAAGGCAAGATCAACGGCTTCCCTGTTGCTCGTTCAAACCAGGTTCCTTCGAACCTCACCAAAGGCACCGGAACCGGCTTGTCGGCTCTTGTGTTCGGTGATTTCTCCTCGCTTGTCATCGGCATGTGGGGCGCTCTCGAAATCCTGCCTAACCCTTACGGCTCCGGCTATACCAGCGGCGCTGTCGACATCCGCGCAATGCAGACGGTCGACATCGGCGTTCGTCACCCTGAGTCCTTTGCGGCGATCAAAGACATCATCGCTTAATCACACTGATCAGGGGGCGGCTTATGCCGCTCCCTTTTCAATGGGGCCAACATGAAAATCATCATTTTAGAATCATGCTTCGCTAAAGACCGCGAACTAATCGCTGGCAAGGTCTACGACCTCCCCGACAACGACGCTCGCCTTTTAGTGGCGATCCGACGCGCTTCCTATTTTGTCGATGCACCAGCGATCAACATGCCAAGTGAAAAGATCAAATCGAATGCTAAGTGAAAACCCATCTGTTTTCTTGGCTGATTTTGGTCAGGTCGTCACATCCGGCATTTATAGCGGCCTTGGCATTTTCGACGCACCCGACCAAATCGACGGTCTAACTTTATCGACCGATTATTCGGTGACGATCCGCGCTTCGGATTTCCCAAATCTCGGCTATGGCTCCAGCCTTTCGACTGGCGGCAAGAATTTCACGGTTCGCGAGGTTCGCGCGATTGATAACGGCACCTTCGCCGTTGCTACTTTGAGCAAATCATCATGAGTAGCAAGCGCGAAACCATCCTGGCTCGCATCGCTACAGTGCTCGCTGGAACGTCCGGCGTCGGGTCGCGCATCTACCGTTCGCGCGTTGAACCTTTGGCGCGTGGCGAGCTTCCAGCGCTTGTTATTGAGCCATCAAATGATGCGGCTGATCTTTCGCAGCTTGGCGTGATCACTTGGACGCTTAACGCGCGCGTGATCATCCTGGTTGCCGGTGTTGCACCTGACCAGGTCGCCGACCCGATCGCGCTCGATGTCCATTCAAAAATCATGGCCGATACGACGTTAAACGGACTCGTCGTCGATATCGTACCGGCACAAACAAGCTTCGACCTATTCGAAGGTGATCAACCGCGAGGCGCGATCACGATCAATTTTACCATCCTTTACCGCACCGCGCGGGAATCCATCGCGTAAGACCTCACGGAGACAACGATCATGCCATTACTGCAACGCAAGCGAGTCCTCCTCGCTAAGACCGAAGCCACCTACGGCACCGACCCAACGCCAACCGGGGCCGCAAACGCCATTCTTGTGACTAACATGAAGATTGAGCCGATTGTTGGCGGCCAAGTTACGCGTGATCTGGTGCGGCCTTTTCTTGGCGCATCGGAAAACCTACAGGGCGAGCGCTACGTTCAAATTACGTTCGATGTTGAAATTCAGGGGTCCGGTGCCGCCGGTACGGAGCCGGGCTTCGGTCCGCTTTTAAAAGCGTGCGGTCTTGGCGTTACCACGGTGGCGGCGACCTCAAATACCTACGCGCCGGTTTCGTCGGCATTCTCGTCGGTAACGCTCTATTACAACGTCGATGGCGTGCTGCACAAAATCACCGGCGCGCGCGGCAATGTGAAATTTAATTTCGCCGTCGGCAAAATTCCTTTGATGTCGTTTACATTCAAGGGTCTCTATAACGCGCCGACCGATACGGCTGCACCGTCGCCAACTTATACGTCGTTTAAAACCCCGTTTGTTGCGACGACTGCCAATACGACCAGTTTCTCGATTTTCGGTTTTTCCGGCAACCTTCAGATGATCGATTTCGATTTTGGCAACACGGTCGATTATATGGCGATGATCGGCACAGAATACGTCCAGTTAGCGGGCCGCAACATTACCGGAACGGCCGTCATCGAAGCGCCGACGATTACCGCTAAGGACTTTTTCGGCGCGGCAGCCGGATCAACTCTTGGCACGCTGGCCTTGACGCATGGCACCGCAGCCGGTTCGCGCGCTGTCGTCGCCAGCTCGACGCTCGACGTTCTCAACCCGACCTACGCCGAGGACAACGGCGTTGTGATGCTCTCGATTCCATTTGTTCTTGTGCCGTCAACGGCGGGTAACGACGAAATTTCGATCGCCTTCACTTAAGGCATAATGCGCCGGGCATCACGCTCGGCGCTTTTCATTTAACCAAGGATCCGTCACCGTGTTTAAGCTTGCACAAAGCAACGACTATTTCTGGCCTGTGTCGATTAGTTATCCAGCCGAAAATGGACGGACTGAAAAGGCAACATTCGACGCAAAGTTTCGGCGTATTTCGCAATCGCGTATCGACGAAATTCAAAAGGCAGCAAGGTCGGACGAGCTTCGAGACGGTGATCTGATTAAGGAAGTGTTAATCGGCTGGAAAGGCGTCGTTGATGATAGCGGCGAAGAGATTCCGTTTTCGGAGTCGGCGCGCGACCAGTTACTTAATGTGCCGATGATGTCTTATCAAATAGCGGTCTCGTTTATGGGATCGCTGACAGGCGCGCAAAGAAAAAACTAACAGACGCCGCGATCCACTGGGCTCGCGGCGGTATTAAGACAAATGAAGCCGTCGATGATCTTGCGTTCTTCGGAGCTCCTCAAGAGATCATCGACCAAGTTTCAAAAGACGACGGCCTTTATGAAATATGGCCTGACAACCAAGTCGCTCTAGAGCTATTCTTGCGTCTCAAAACCCAATGGAATGTATCAATGGGCGGTGTCGTCGGCCTTAATTACGCGGCGCTTGAAAGCGTCGCTCGGATCATGGAAATTGAAAATTTAAAGTTAATATTCGGCGAAATCCAGGCGATGGAATACGCGGTTCTGCCGATCTTTAATGAAAAGACCTCAAAATGAATATGAGCGCCGTATTACAGATTTCGGCAGCCGTTACTGGCGCGCAAGCTGTTGATCAGCTTAAAGAAAAGATTTCTGGCCTTCATGGTGCGGCGCATCATGTTAGTGAAGGTTTTTCAACGCTTGCTGAAGGTATCAAAAGCTTTACCGAAATTGCCATTGTTGACAAAATTCTAGAACTTGGAAAACACGTTTTAGAAACCGGCGAGCAAATGGACATTATGTCGAAACGCACCGGAGTTGCTGTCGAAGAATTAGGCAAATTTTCTGGAGCGGCACGATTAAACGGCGCATCGATTGAAGATGTTGCCACTGGGATGAAAAAGCTTTCGACGCATATTGTTGAAGCTGCTAATGGAAATAGAGAATTTACAAAAATATTTTCGGCTCTTGGTATTAGCGTCAGAGACGGCAACGGGCAAATTAAAAACGCCGGTCAAGTAATGATGGAGGTGGCCGACGCTTTTACTAAATTTGATGATGGAGCAACTAAATCCGCTGTAGCGGTAAAATTATTAGGTAAGGCTGGGGATTCTCTTATTCCAATGCTTGATGAAGGCAGCCATCACATTTCTGCTTTGGGCGAAAACGTCAGCACTGAATTTGCAAAAAACGCTCACGAATTTAACGACAATATCCAAAAAATGAAAATGAATTTAGAGGATTTAGCTCGTTTTTCGTTTGCACCTTTAATTTCTGGGTTTAATTCCGTAGTTGAAGAAATGAAAAAAAGTAATGAATATTTTAAAGAACATGGAAAAACAGAATTAGATCAATTAAATCAAGATTATATGGCAAATATTACAATTAATAAACAAAAAGAAGAATTATCTGGTATTAAAAATCAATTAAAAGAAGATATTTTAGAATTAAAAAATTTGGACGAATATATTTTAAATTTAACTGAAGGATATATAAAAGACAAATATATTTCTGAAAGAGAAAATTTGATTAAGGCTATGGCTGATTTATTGGAAACTGGAAAAGCTCTTGATTTACAAATTAAAAATTCGATGCAAATGGGCGCTTTAGGGCGTGGCTTTGGTGGCGGTTCTGTTGAAAGTGTAAACGTGCCAAATCAATCAGCTACGCGCCGTGTTCGTGATCTTACCAAACAACAAATGGAAAACAACGTAGCAAATGCCGTCGGTTCTCCAGCCGGATCAATGGATACACTAAAAGAATTTCTGGTAACGCAACGCACCGCAATCGACCAATTAAAGCTTGAAGGCCAAGCCGCAACCATGACGGCGTCCGAATATGCTCAATTAAAAGCAGCCAAGGAATTTGAAGGCCAACTTGATAAATTAAAAATATCGCAAGCTGGCAAAATTTCTCAGTCCTTCCTCAATGAAGCCGAAGCGCTCAAAAAAGCAAAGATGGAAGCCATTGCCTATAATGAGGAATTCAAACACACTTTTGCTGGCGGTATTCAAGAAGGTCTTAAAGCCGTTGCCGAGCAAGCCAATGATGTTGGCGGCGCAATAAAATCAGCTATGACAGATGCCTTTAAAGGCGCTGAAGATGCGTTCGTTTCGTTCGTTCAAACCGGCAAAGTTGATTTCAAATCTCTAATGGACAGCGTGATCGCCGATCTTGCCAGGGCGCAATTTAGGTCGATGATGAGCGGCATATTTGGCGGATCATCTGGTGGCTTCAACATAACGAGCCTGTTCGGCACTGGCGGCGGAACAAACCTTCCAGCGGCTCCGCCTATGTATGCGATGGGAACTGACTCCGCTGCGGGTGGCTTGTCGATCGTCGGCGAAAACGGGCCTGAGCTGGTCAATTTACCGCGTGGCGCATCAGTGACGCCGAATAACAAGCTTAACCAGGCTGGCGGGCAAACGGTAATCGTTAATCAAACCTTTACGGCAAATGCGAATGCACGCGAACTGGCATCAATCGCCGGTCAAATCAAAAATGAAACGATTGCGGCGGTCTATGGATCGTTTGGTCGTGGCACACTTTCGGCGAGGGCATAATGGCGATCAGTTATCCCCTCACCCCTCCGTCGGTTTTTTCGGCAGCCAAAATGTCGGTGCC